ATGACCGTTATCAGGCGATGGTATCGATTGGAGCGATCAGTGAGTGGAGCGAATGACGAAACCACTAGAGGAGGTTTTAGATGACATATATCGAGTGCGATACAACATGTGTGTTGCAGCAGAGAGAGCAGGCGTCTCACCGGAGGAGATGAAACGCCTGTTCAGGGTGTATATGTCTCAGCGTGTGATGCCTGTTGATGGCTGGCGCGGAGACGTAGAGATGTGTTGGCCTTGGGTTTAAGAAAGATCTTTAATGGCACGTTGAAATCTAGAAGTTGCTGCGTTCATATCATCAACAAGTTCTTTTAATTTATCAAAAGATAAAGCGACTCGTTCAGTTTTAGTTGAGGGGTTTTGTTTTTCGGCATAAGCGAGGACATCAAACAATCCATTTAAGTCGTCAGCAATAACTTCAAACGTAGTGAATTTATGTCCACAGGAGTTACACCATCGCCTTCTTCTTTGAAGATCTCCAAGGAAGTAACCGCAATTTGCGCGATTTACCATGCCTCTACGCCCCGTCAGTTTTTGGTCAACGTTGCTTGTGACAGGACGCGATTCTTTGACTTTATTGAGGCAGGATCTGCATTTAGGGCAGTTCATGAGTGAGCCTCAATGTGTTGTTGGTGCGCCTGGGAGTGCATTTCAGCCAGGGTTACGGGAGGTTCACCGCCGTGGTCATCCCATAGATATTGCGGAGTTGGGTCGTAATCCAGCTCATTTTGAAGGGAAGGGATGATCTCACTTTCAAGGAGATTGAGCATGGAGAACGTAGTGTGTTGATCCATGAGGTGTCGTTTGCCTTCGCGTTCTGCGACACCTTTGAGGATGCCGAGAGCGATGTGGATCTTTGCGTATTCAGAGAGCATGGTTTGGAGTCCAGGAGAGGTTGGAGTTTTCGAGATAAGTGATGAGGTGTTGAACTGGAGCGCCCAGTGGAGGATGCGGGCAGTCATCTCCAGGGATCTCCAGCAGGGCGTAGCACTCAGCAGGCCCCCACTCTTCAGGCTGTGCCAGGTGAGCGGGGTGATAGATCGCCATGTGCGTTGGAACGATGTCATCAACAACCGCCACGACGTCATAAGTGTCGTGGCTGGTTTTGACGATGGAGCGAAGTTCGATGATTTGAGTCATGGGTCAATCAGGTGTGGCAGTAGTTGTGAATTGCAATTTTCAGACGATTGAGAATTGGCTCCCAATACTCACGGTCGTCATCGCCGTCATACTGAAGATGCTCTTCCAAGTTTTTTGCAAGAGCTTCAGCATCAGCGAATGAAATGTGCACGTCATTGTTCATGGGTCAATCAGGTGCGATTTTGCTTAGTGTTGAGGATGTCTAAGGCGTACTGATGTTGTTTTTCAGTGTCGCCTTCATTGACTGCCATACGCATCAGAACGACCAAGACGTCAATGGCTTCTTCTTTGGCTGCCTGCTGTTTGGAACGGGTGGCAGTTTCCCATGAATGGTCATCGTTTTCTGCTGCTTGTTGGAAGTAGCGATAGCCAGAAGATTCAGGGATTCCAAAATCAGAGGACAGAATCGAAACGATCTCTTTACGGTCAAGACCTTCTGAGCGAAGGGATTTGATCCGAGATAGCGCGTCCTTGCGAATGCTTTGTTGTTCATCTTTGGAGTTCATGATCCGACGTAATAGCAGCAGGTCCAGGAGGGAATGCCACGGTCTGCGAGGTTGGAGTTGTAGAGATCAGCAGCGTCCTCAGCGTCAGCGAGGGTTTCGTACTGCCAAACGATGTCAGTGGTGGGTTCAAACTGCCCGAGAGCGTTTTGAACGTCCATGGTGCAAAAAAGGTAGTGCATGGGATTTTGGGGTTGTTGGAACGGATTCTCAGTGAGAATTCTCACCGCTCCGCTCTTCTCTACAATATACAGTGTATATTAGGGAAGCGTCAACACGGGCTAAAATGCCAGTCACCTCAAAGGTCGCCGTAATGGAGAGACCCCAAAGCTACGAACACTACGAACCTCTGAATCCTGACGAGTTGCAGCTGCTGCTCGAAGCGCTGCGGTGGTACGCTCAGGACTCAGAAGGTCGCAAGAATGCCGGACGCCTGACCTGGCTCCGTGAGAAGGTCGTCCGCGCCAAACTGCACGGGCATCACCTCGTGCCGTTCACGATTGATTGACCATAAAAAAAGCTCCCATTTCTGGGAGCTGGGTTCATGAATCGAGAGTCAGAAAAAGAACAGAATTGATCGAAGGAAAATGAATAGTCATCGAGTGACCGTAATCTTCTGTTTTATGTGGAACGGAAGTTAAGCCAAACGCTGCCTTAGCAGTTCGTACAATCCAGGGTCCAGAATAGTTTGCGTTAACCTTAAGGTCTTCGCGCTGAACCCAGCTGTAGTTAGCTTGCCCGCCAAACGTGTCTGTAAGTTCAGCGGACCATTTCATAATTGGTGTTCCCATAATTAGCAGCCGCAGGCGTTGAAGCTATAAAAGTCCCTGATCGTCCATTCCCTGTCACGGGTTGGTGTGCTGATCATTGGAACGTGCCGCTTAGTGTAGAAAGGCTTAACGCCGCAAAATTGCAGCGCCAAGGCATTCAAACGGCTAAAGGTGGTACGGCTGAACCATCTACGATCTGGGCCAGCGTAAAACTCCATGCAACGATCGAAACGGTTCAGCGTTGCGATGTGGTTGCCATGAAGAAAGACCATAGCGTGAGATCCTTTGATGCTCACGCTAGTGTTGTCTTTGCTCCAATCTTTATGATTCCAGACGGCTGCAATCATTTCAGATTCGATCTTTCTCATTTGTAAAAATTGAAGGTTAAACAAGTGCAAGCCAGGACGCCATAAGGTCTGGCGTCGTGATACTTGCTAAAGAATGATTTATCGGAGCAATCGACTAAAGCGTCTTTAAGATCACTCTCGTCTAAAAAATCGTCAATCAATTTGATCTCAGACTCTCCGCCGTCATCATTGAGACTGAATCCGGTTGAATCTCCGTTAATTAAATAAACTGCCCAGTGACTGGGCAGATCGTAAGATTCAGTGATCATTCTTTCTCATAACAGTCGAACCATTCACCCTCTTTTCGGGTTGATGGGTCTTTGCAGTGTGCCTGAGCTGCCTCAAGGCTTAAGCCCTGAAACATAACTCGATTGGCTTTGTTTAGGTGTGGTGCGTACCACCGAACGATGCAATAAGTCACGGGATAAAAAGATCGAAAGGACTGCGAGTAACTACAGAATCGGAGCCCGTAGGCTCCAACCTGTAGCGATAATCTGGGCGGATGCGTTGGAGCTTCGCTAGGAAAGCCTCAGCGGCTGCCCGTGTCCTGGGACGGCCAATAGTTAACCATCCCAATCCACCAGCGGCGGGAATTCCCCGCCACACTTGCACGGTTGTCATCGATTCACCATTGAAAGGATGACAGAATGGGCACGGTCTGCGACCGTCTCACACTCTGCGTCTGATCTTGTTTCGGAATTCATCCGGCACAGGACGCAGAGGCCTTCGTAGAGCTCCTCCTCATCGAAGACACCAGCATTGATTCGCTGGTGAACTTCGCTGATAACTCCACGGATCAAGTCTGCCTGGTTGATATTCATCACCAACTCCGCAGAGTGTGAACAGTAACCGGCTGCGTCCCGCTGTTTTGAAGCGGGTCACTGGCCAGAGCATCAACGAAAGCTAGGGAAAAGCCCCCACCGACAATTAAGCCGGCGAGGACAGCGAGAAACGGGTTGTTCATGCTGCGGACTCCTTAGCTTTGCGGTTCTGACGTTCTTTGATGGCGTCAGCCACAGTGCTAGTTAGTTGCTCCAGCCACTGATCAGCGGTGGAGTCATCTTGTGCGCTGTAACGGAAGCTGGAGATGTAGCCACGGATGGCTTCTCTCAATTCTTCCTGACTCACATTCTCAAAACAGACTGACTCAGTCTCGTCTTTGATCTCAATTTGTCTGCCCCAGGTGCCGAGATCAACCCGGCAGCCCTTGGCGTTGAACTTGCGTGTTGTTTGCAGTTGCATTGGTTTGCGCTTGATGGGGGTTGCTGTCCCTGCTGATAGCGAGCCCGCGAGAGAGCGGACTGTCGCCACGGCTTGCCAGCTATGACCGGGCGGACCCGGGTTGCTGGCTTGCTGGAGCGTTCAGCTATCAGCTCCCTGCATTTCACGCGGGCGGGAGTCCCGAGGCTTTCACACATTGGCTTGCGCCAGGAGGCTGATAGCTGCCTCATCTTTGAGACCCGGGAGAAGCCGGTTCTGTTTTTTCAGTCTCAGGTGGCGGATGGTGCCTTCCCTGTTGTGAATATTGTAAGCCATTCCCCTAGCACTTAGCAGCATCAAGGCTACAGGTTGATGTATTAAATGTTCTCTCAATAAGGGGGGCAGTGTTGCGAATTGTTAGTAGCATATGCTACGCGCCACAACTTAAACATATATCCGCCAACTAGCACTCGTGTGCTAAAAAAGCCCCTAGCTGTCAGGCCGGGGGCAGGGGTTAAAAAGATACGTTTGTACTAACCGGCTTTATCTTCAATTTTGATGGTCAGATCAGGCGCTTGGACATTAACCACTTCAGTGGACTCACCAATGACCCGTCCAATGGAGTCCAAAACCTGGCTTGCAGTCTGCAGCTGCCCTTTCTTCAAAGCCTGATGAAACAGCTTGGTACGCATGTGCTGCAGTCTTGCCAGCATATTTTCGCGATCAGCTTGCCAGTCCTCATCAACCAGTTCTTTTACCTCACGCCAATCGCGCCAAGCAGTCGCAATCCCAACTTGCTCCTTCTCTGCGTGGTCATAAACCAGCGCCCTAGCCGACAACCCATCCAACTGCCTCCGATACAACCTTCTCACCCTGTCTTCTTTAGCTTGCGTGGTGCGTGTGTCGTTGTCCACGTATGTTCGACCGTTTTTTCGATAATAACCGCCCACAAG